GAATGCATTTTCACCTGCTGAATCACCGAACAGCACATTGGTGCTGGGATCTATGAATCCTCTGTATATGCTTACATTCTTGTTGATCATTTCTGATGAAGCGAATGTGGTCACATTGCTGGTTGTGAGAGCACTGATTGATATATTGACTGAACTGATCTGAACTTCTGCGTTGATGGATGATTCTGTGATGTTGATGAATTGTCCTTGTGCTGAATATGTGTCGCCGTCGAATGTTAGATCGTACGGATTGTCTGTGTAGTATAAAGTTTGAGTTGCTCCACCTGAATCACTAAAATCTGGTGCATCTATTTTGAGTAGTAGCACTGCGGTGAATGTGTTTCCCGCTAGATAGGTATTGAGTGGATCTGAAAAGTTTCTGGCCACTAGATAACCTCCTGGACATCTATCCTATAATTTACGGTGCCGTCCACATTGTATTGATATTCTTGAAGATCGCTGGTTAAGATCACCTTGAAAGGCACATTGTCGTATGTGACTGTTTCTGCATTTGCTACATCCAACACTAATGGTGGTTCGAATGCTACTGCGAATGCTGATGGATCTGCTGACTGCACACAATCTTCTGTGACCACATACACCTTGTTGTGTCCTGAAAATTTGATTGTGTCACCCATGTTGAACACTGTGGCGTTGCCTGCTACTGATTTTGTAAGATTAACTGATGTGGATCCCTGTCCAAAAGAACCTGATACTGACACTGTGCCTATGCTGGCTGTGGCTGATCTGAAACTGATTTCTGGTATTTCTATTGTGAAATCATTAAGTTGTCCTTTGGCTTTGGCCATGAATCCTTGTATTTGTTTGAAGTTAGCCACTGTGAGAGATACTAATTCCAGTGTGCCTCTCCATAGCGTGGTTGCCGCAGTTGATCTGATGATTCTGCCTGATGCTGTTTTTGTGACAGCCACTTCATTTTCTTGTTTAAAATTGACTGCTCTAAATTGAATAGGTGTTACATTTGATAGTATGCTACCCGATCCGTTGAATGCTCCGATACTTGCCATTATGCTGTGATTCCTTCCCTTCCTTGTCTATTCATTGCTTCGTTGATTACACCCACTATGGTGCTTCTTCTATCTATCAGTAATTCATCGAAACCTGATGCATCTATGGTTTCTATATTGAAGTTAACTGTGACTTGATTGCCCATTTGGTTGTTAGGAATTATTGTGCCGCCACGAGCCCCCATTTTTAATATTTCTGGTCCATTTTCTCCAACCAGGTAATTTTGATTTTGAGCCACTGGACCACCTTTTTCTCTTGGTCCTTGATATTGTGTAGATTTAATTTTAGCCACTTGTACAGCACCTGTTGCCGCTATCAGTGCCGCCATTAAGAAGTTACCAGTACTCAATGCTCGCATAACACCCTGTGCTGTGTGTATAATTGCATCTGCTATTGCCAGTGCTTTTGATATTTTGAATGCTTTTTCATTTACCTGTGCAAGTTGGTCAATTAACTCTCGACCCAGTGCTATTGTTAATCCTTTTTTGTCTTTGCCAAATGCTACTTCAATATCTATTTCTTTTGCTTTGCCTTGTTTGATTAAATCTATTACATCCTCTTGTTCTTTTTTTCTTCTGTTGGCTTCTGCTCTTGCGGCATCTTCTCTAATTTTTTTGATAGATTGTTGATATTGTTCTTCACTAATTTTTTTATTGTTTCTAAGTATTTCTAGATAAGCAACTTCTTCTTCCATTGCTGTTACTTCTGGCGATTTGAATACTCCACCACCCACTTTTTTGATTATGCCTGGTAATGCTTTTTCTGCCGCTTGTAAATCTTTTAGTGTTTTTTGTTTTTCTAATAGTCCTCTTAATTCTCTTTCTTGTTCTTCATTAAGACCTTTTAGTGCTTTGGCTTTTTGTATGTAGATTTCTCTGTCTATTTCATTAGCGATAGAGTTGGCTTCTAAGGTTGTGATGTTGTCTCTTAATTTTTCTGTGTATTTTCCTAATGCAGATTCTAATTTTTCTTTTTGTGCCGCGGCTAATTTTTCAGCCGTTGTTAATCTTCTTGATTTTTCTACTGTTTCACTTAATTCGTGTTGATATTCTACATGGCTACCTGTTGCATCTTCTGTTTTCTTTTTTAATATTCCAAATTTTTGTCCTAGTTCTACTATTTCGTCTTCAAATGCTATGATACCTGCTATGGCAACTCCTACAGCAAATAGAATAGGATTGGCTCGCATGGCTTTATTGAGTAGTAGAATTGCTTTTTTAACCGTATCTACTGAAAGTCCTAGTGCCTTAAATGCTGATGCTAATTTTCCAATGTATATGACCAATCCTAATGCTAAGAATATTTTGAACGCTGTTATCATTGTGTCAGCGTTGTCTTTCACAAATAATAGAGCATTGCCTAGACTTTGTCCTATTTTGTTTGCTAGATTTTCACTACCTTCACTTGCATCTATTATTGCTCTTGTGACTTCAGTTAGTGCCGCTGTTAATCCGCCTTCGCCTATTTCATCAGCAAATATGGCAACTTCATCTTGTAGGTTTGAAAATGCACCTGTTAAGGTTTGTGCTTGTCTGTCTATACCACCTGCAAATTTTGTTTTACCTATTTCTTCTATTGTGTTAACAATATCTATTCCGTTGTTTCTGATTTCAGTGGTTGTACCTTGGAATATAACTTTTAATTTGTCACCTTCAGTTTTAACTTTGATACCCAATTGTTTAAGCATTTCAAATTCGCCTGTTGTGGCGTTGAATACTGCTTTGGCGACATCATCTATTCGACGACCCATACCCGCCGCAATGTTACCTATGTTGGTCATAAACTCTGCTGTTGGGTCTAGACCAGCATTTCTAAATGTAATGAATGCACTGGTTACATCTTGAAGTTGGAATGGTGTGGTTTGTGTGAAGTCTTTGATCAGTCTAAATGCTTTTGCGGCATCTGAAGTTGATCCTTCCACGGTGACAAGTGTGGCTCTTAAGTCTTCAAATTGTCTTATTGTATTGATTAAACCACGAACAAGTATGCCGGTTCCTATCGCCACTAAAGCACCTGCCGCGGCTTTGGCTAGTTTTCTAGTATTGCCTAAACTTTTGTTTAAGCCTTCTATATTACCTTTTGCTTTGCCTAGTGCGGCGCCTGTCTTATCAACGACGACCAGTTCTAGGCGTACTGCTTCCGCCATGGTTCATTCCTTTTTTCATTTCGTCATGCTGTATCTTAAAATAAGAGCTCCACAATTGGATTTCTAGGACACTGAACTGCATGACTTCTTCTACTGATTTACCTAGTTCTTTTGCTATGTGCATCAATAGAAATAGCTCAGAGTCCTCTCTTAGTTTTTTTCTACATCCTCCAACTTGTAATCACTTGTAGCATTATTTAAAGCCGATGCAACTCTGATTAAGACTGTTGGATCTGCTTCGTTCATTAATGTCACTTTGTCGAACTTGTTGAACATTGGTTTGCCGTCTGGATCCAATGCTTTGCTGATGATCGATTCTACCAGCGCCTCGACTGTGTTACCTTGTTGTTGTTGCTGTATAATCTTTGACTCTATTGCAAAAGAATATACAGGTTTGTAGTAAATATCTGCCTTCCATTCAGGCACAGATATTGATAGCAGTCCACCACCTAATTTTTCTTTGTAGTGTCCTTTTATATTTTCTAATACTTTGTTCATTAGATTTTTCCTCTTCTTTTAAATGCCTCTAGAGTTGGTTTTAATATTCCTCTAGGTGCTTGTTTGCTGTGCCCTTTTTCTAATCTGCCAATATATGGTGTTCTATTAACAATTTTAGTTTCTTTTTGTATAGCAGTTGATTCAGTTGGGTTTGTACCTTTTCTAATATGCCAACCTCTTCTTGCTTTACCTTTGTCTTTTGGTGTTGCCTTTATTGCCTCTTCATATAATGCCTGTGAAATTCTGGTGCCCACTCGACCCAACTCTCGTTGAATTTGAGTGAACACAGAATTTAAATTTTTCATCTTTGCAGATATCATTAGATAGTTTCTTCGTGTAAGATGCCGTTTCCTTGAAAAGCGACACTCACAGTGACTAAATCATCGAATGATGCTGTTCTTGAAACAGAAGTTACTATCACATTCCCAGTGTATTTCACACCAGTTGTGTTTGGATATAACTCTACCGCCAATGTTGCGTCTGACGCCGGATTGAATATTGCTACATCTTGTGATTGAGTTGTATCAAATATACATTCCATTGATCCTGTGAATTGATGCAGACCTGATATGTAAGTTCTTGCACCACCGTTAGACATTGAAGTGTTTTCAATAACATCTTTAGTATGTTCTACTGTCCATGATCTGACTTCTAACACTTGGTCAGTTGCTCCGCCAGAGTCTGAACCAAACATAACTTTTCCATTTTCTCCAGTTATCGTGGCCATTTTATTTCTCCTCTTTGTTTAATTGTTGAATATCCCATTCGACATCTTCTAAATCGTCGTTTGGTATCGTTGTTGTTACTTCTGCTTCTGCTGTGATTTCAACTTTAGGCAGAGTTTTTTTCTTAGATACGGTCTTTGGTTGTTTTTTTTCAGTCCAACCGCTGTCTAGAAATCCTTGTAATTTGTCTATTTCTATTTCTTTAACTATAGAACCTAGATACACTTTAGTTGTTTTCATTATAATGCTCCTTTAGTGAATGAATATTGTACATCCGCCAACATAAGAAATTCTCCTAATGGAGGTGTTCTATCAATAATTTCTATTGATTTTACTCTTGTTGTGGATGCTTTATTGGTTAATTCTCTTGTTCTGTCCGAATTTAGAGTTTCTTCTATTCTTTCTATCAATTCGTTTCGCTTTTGGTCCACTGTGATAATTTGTGCTGATCTACCATCAGCTCTAACGAATCCTCTGATTTGAACTTCTATAATACCTCTTCTTGCTCCACCCATAGCGTGATCTTCTCTGGTTTCATTACCAGTGGTGATCAGCAGTGCTGGGAATTGTGTGATGGCTAATTTTTGCACATCGAAAGGTTCTCTTGTGACCAGATGTGGTCTGGGTGGTGTCATGTCTTTCAACACCGTTTCTATGTTGTGTGCTATGGTTTCTCTATTGCTCATTCACTACCTTTTCAGTCTGAGATAATGAGTGGGCTCCTGTTCTGCGTCTGATACTGTGCCTGATGAATCGAAATCATACTTGATACCATCACGAAGAACTAGGTCAAACTCTCGCTCATATTCTCTTCTATAATATTCCATTTTTCTTTCAAAGATGTCTTGTTCCACATCGAATTTTGTTAGCATGGGAAGAATATGAAATCCAAGTGCGTTGTACACTGCCGCTGTGGTCAATTGACTGGCGACATATAAATCTTCATCTGGTTCTCTTTGTGATGATGCTAGGTATTTGATATCATACAGACCAACCTGTTGTGTAGGCCACCACTTCACACGAAGGTCTCTAAACACATCATCTTGTGCTCTTGTGATTTCATCTGTGAATTCTGGTATGCCGTGATTAAGGATATCTGGTTCGTATTTTAGTATATCGTCTATGGTTAATAGTGTGGCCATTGGGTTCTTCCCTTGTTTGCTTATTAAAATTATGTACGAGTTCTTCTCGCCATTACTTGATTATTTATTCGTTTAAGAAAAAGAAAGGGCGATAGTTGCCTACCGCCCCTTCAAATATATGCCAACCAATATTAAATTGAATTGACTTGTATTTATTATAACTGTGCGTCGCCGACGATACCCACACCATATTGGTCGAATATCTCTTTAACTCCATATGCGTGAGTACAAACTAATTCCGTAGATCTTTTGGAAGCGTCTCTTTGTTGCTCTATACGCAAAGGTCTTTTGTTAACATAGCCCAGTGCCGCTTGTGAGAAAGCCGCGCCTACGAAAGCACCTGCTGAATCACCTGATACTACAGTTGATTCAAACACTTGCATTCCTGCGATGTTGCCTACGAAACCTGATCTTAAAGCCTCGTTACCAATATCACTTGGGTTTGTCATGTTAGTGTTACCTGCACCAGTCAATTGTGACTTGATCTGGAATGCTTGGTATGGGTGTAAGATACAGTAGTATGGACCAGGCGCCTGATTAGTTCTTAATTTAGCCGCCGCTTTGAATAAGTCCTGTACTGTGATTTCTGCCGCACCTGAACCAACTGTGTTTGTGAATCCGCTGAATAATGCCGCTAGATCTTCATCCACTTTTTTGGCCATGCCGTCACCCATCTGTCTTCCAATAGCCGCCGCCACATCGATTGTAGCAGTTTCTTGTGAAAGATCAGTTAAGTTCACTAATACACCTTTTTCTGAACAAGTGATTTCTACGCTTGTTGTGTCGAAAGATGTTTCAGTTGTTAAATCCAAATTTTCTGTCAAACTGCCTGATGCAATAATTGGAAGTTTTGGAATTTGTGCAATAAGTCCTGGAGTACCACTCATATCATAGTTTTGAACCAACGGTCTGATGACTGTTTGTTCTGATAGTGTGTATAACGCCGCTTGGACTATATTGGAATATAACTCTTGTGTAAGAGTTGATGTTGTAATTGCCATTATAGTTCTCCTTGTTTATATGGCGTTAGATCTTGATCCCTCTGGCTTGCATCAATTCTTTGTATTGAGCTCGCTGTTCAGGTTTTGTAAGATCCAACTTGGTTATATCAGTTTCCACCAAGTTTTTCTGCTTGCCTATGCCTTGTCCTGTGCCTGACCCTGAAGGTCCTGCTGAGACAAAGTGTGGGTTCACTTGAAGAAATTCTGATACCAAGTCTTTGACTTGTAATGGATCACCTGATTCGTTGTAACGAACTTGACCCGTTTTTGTGTCTATCACATCCACTGTGCCTGCTTCAGAAAGTTTCAATTGTCCTTTTAGCAGTTGTGTAACCTGTGTAGGGTTAACTGCTTTAAGGTTTGAAGCCTCGCTTAACAGAGCACCATCAACTTTGATTGAATGAAGTTCTGACTGATATTGTTGGATTTTTGAACTGAACTTTTCTGCTTGTTCTTTTAACAATGCTTCGAATTCGCCTCTTTTCTCCAAGTCTGCCTGTCTTGCCTTCTCTTCTTTCTCTATCAATTTTTGATAGTGATCTACATCTACGCCTGAGTACTTTTTATCGTACTTGGCTCTTTCTCTCTCCAATCTAGCATGAATTTGTTTTTCAAGTTCTTGTTGAGTGAAAGTCTTTGTTTCAGTTGTTTCTTCATTAACTGGTGTTTCAGCCTGCTCTTTAATTTCAGGTGCAGTGTCCTGAGATTTTACCGCTTGTGTTTCTGCGTTCATTTATATGTCCTCTTTGTTTTGAGTTGAGTTCTACTCACCTACATAATTGTAGTGATGTTGTTATTTATTATCGCTTCTTTTTCTTACCGCGTGTCATTGGCTTTTTAGAGCCCTTTTTCTTACCTCTTGTGTGTCTTGGCATGATTTACCTCCCTTGTCTATTGTATTTCTTAGATGTTCTTTTTTCAGATTTGTTCATCCTCTTCTTGTGTCTTCCTGGTCTTTTTCTAGGTTTAGGTCTGACTTCGAAGTCTTTAAACTTGATCTTCGCCATTGTCTGAATCTTGGACTATTGTGCCAAAGTCCGCAGATGGTGTGAATAGTTTTGCTAGTTCTGGATGTAGCGATTTGATTTCTTGATCTGTGTAGCCTGCTTCAACCATTTGTCTAAGATGTGCTACTAGGTCATCTGCTGATGTGACTGGTCCATGTTGCACCATATCTTTGGAAGGTTTATTTTCCATCTTCCATTGTTCATACCATTCTTTGACTTCTTCGTATGATCTTTCAGTGATGGTTTCCAGTACCATTTTGTCAATTTTTTCAACCAGCATTGGATCTGCAGGTTGTGTGTCTTTGGCCATTTTTAGCATGGCTATTTCGTTGGCTTTGTCCTGTATTGAGAATGATCTAGGATATGTGATTTCGCCATCGAACACTTGTCCTTCGTATTGGGCCCATATGTCCCATATCTGTTCTTCTGCGTGTTCTAGATTCATAGCAAAGTCGGCTAATTTAGCATTGAGCATTTGGAACTCTGTCTGTAAGCCCAGGCCAGATAAGCGTCTTGACTCAATTGATCTTATTCCCCCGACCGAAGCCATTCTGTCAATTGAATCCACTTTTTTGGTGATAGAGTTCAGCACTGATTCTATTGATGAACCATTTGGTTGTAATAAGAAAGGTTTCAATCCTGGATCTAGATTGCTCTCCATTTGTACTATGGATCCTGCACCTGCTGATGCTTCTGTGTCTCTAGTTTTGACCAGTGTGGGATGATTGGTTAATCTTATGATCTGTTCTATTTCTGAATATTCTTCGTAAATCATCTTCTGCATATCTGCGATGTCGCCCATTGCTGATACTCCGATACCTCTGATGTTGCCCCTTTGAGCATACACACAGATAGCAGGCACTTTGCCCAGAGCGTTTGGAATGGTTTCTACATATTCGCCTGATCTGTCTCTACCATGCAGTTTGTACACATTGATTTCTTCTGGTGTGTATTCTCTTACATATTGTTCATCTTCTATGATTTCTTCTCTTACCTTTAGATAGGTTAATTCATAATAGCCGTTGCCTCTTCTTTCGTATTTCCAGTCCAGCACATTGTCTGGTGTGAACATTGACACATAAGGTCTGATGCCTTGTTGTAGTGCTTCCGCTCTGGTGTTGGCTTGGCTGTTTGGTTTGTCTATCACTATCCAAGTGTGACCATATACCATTGCAGATGAGCTGACGGCTTTAATGAATGAATCAAAAGATCGGCCATCTAGATCTGCGTCTTTTAAGAATGCTTCTATGTTTGGATTGGATTCTATTGAACCATAATCTCTTTTAGGCATTTTTCTGAATAGGAATGATTGATATATTCCGCAAATTGATTTAACATGATTGTCCAGTGCTACCTGTCTTAATCTCTTTTCATAGTCATCTTTGGATTCGAAGTAGTATGGCTCCATGTATTTTCCCATGAAGAAGTCGAAACCACCTGCGTATGAATCGCCTAAGAATTGCCAACGATTGTGATAGTATTTGTATGCTTCGTGTGATTCCGTGATGTAATCTACTGCGTATCTTGAATCGCCTTTGATTAATCTATCTCTTATTACAGCCATTAATTAACTCCTTTGCCAAACATCCATCTATCTGGTTGTTTGTTTGTGATTTCTCTCTTGACTGGATATAAGAAGTCTATTAGATATCCCACTGCATCCGCCATGTGAGTGTGTTCGTTGTTGTCTATGATTGATGAATCCGGTTTGTATTGTTGTGATTCTAAACTTTTGATAATCTGTTTGCATTTTGGATCTATAAACAAGGTTCTTTCTCCTCGAGTGTTCTTCAACTTACTATTTACAGCATTTACTCTATCTCTTATAGGAGGATTGGCATTTTTAGCCTGCACTCTAAATCCTGCATTTTGCAGTATTGAAATGTCAGTTCTTCCGCCTGCTGATGTTCTTCTTTGTTTTCCCGCGGCATCTGGCATGATTGTGATTCTTGAATTTGGATATCTTCTCTTGATTTCATCGCACACATTTTCTGTGCTGGATTCGTTGATGCTGATTTCGTCTATGAAGTACACAGAGTTCTTTTCAATCACTGCTACTGCTACCGAAAAAGGTGACCAGTTGAAATCCATTCCCATGTATATTTGGCTTTTGTCCATGTGCTGACATGGTACCACATTGTGCTGTCTATCGAATGAATGATAAACCATACCAGAAAATGTGAGAAACGAAGCCAAATATTCTTGCTCAAAAGTTCTTTCGTCTAGATCTCTACGGGCTTCTTCCAGTTCCGCTTCGTCCACTTGACCCCCATCAATTGTTCTATAACTGAATGCTTCCCATCCTTCTGTGTTTCTAGCCATGTTGTACATTTCGTGACTGAATGATCCTACACCTCTTGGTGTGCCTATGAATAGTGCTTTGCCTTTTCTATCCGATAGTGTAGGTCTTAACACAGCCTGCCATAATTCTGGATTTAGGTCTTGATATTCGTCGAGCACTAAGAAATCAACACCTATACCTCTAAGTGCGTCTATGTTCTCTGCACCTTTCAAATATATTTTAGATCCTGATTTTAATCTGATGGTTAATTCTGCTTCGTTGGTTTGTTCAACCCATTTGAGTTGTTTCAGTTTGTCCTTAATATGATTCCACGCAATACTTTTGGCCATTCTGTAGGATGGCGCGACATACATAACCTCTTGATTAGTGTTAGATGCGTGTTTGGCTAATTCCCTTAGGGCTACATAAGTTTTTCCAAATCTTCGACCGCATACTGAGACGCGGAATCTTGCTGGAGAATCGCATATGGTTTTTTGTGCTTCAGTCAGCGCCATTATGCATCTCCTTTAGTTTCATCATCTGCCCAAGGTAAAGGTTGTGTGCCTTCCTTGTCTTCTGGTGATTCAGATTGTCCTAGATATTGTTTGCCCAACCATACCTGCATTTTTGTGTCTCCGTTGAGTGCTTTTTCGAATTGAGCTCTACGCAGACTTTTCTTGCCGGCTTCTTTGCCTTTGTCTATGATTGATTTGTATTTCTTTATGAGTGCTTTGAGACTGATACCCACTGCTTGTGCTATCTCTTCATTGGTGCACATGATACAGGCCAGCCTAAAGATTAGATCTTTATCTACTTTCTTACCTCTGTGATGATCTTTTTCTTGTGTCATTATGCTTGTCTCTCCAGCACTTTGATTCTGATGTTTCTTGAATCCTGCAGTGCATTGGCTGTTGTAATTTTGTATTCTATATTGTAGATGTTGCCTGCTGTGCCTGCCGATATTGTGGCTGTGACCACTGCTCCATTGATTGAGGTTGAATCAACTGCGAGTGGTGAAGCATCGCCTGAAATGGTTTGTGCTGTGATTGTGGCTGTGCTGACAGAATCTCCACTGGGTAACCAGTTGGTGAAGTCTAAGGAATAGTCCAGCACCGCGTATGGATCTTTGTCTATGTAAATGCCTACTCTGTCTTGTTTGAATCCTGTAAGTGTTGCCATTAACCTTCTCTCCTGTCTAAGATACCTGCTTGATCTATAATTCTTGTGTTGCTACCTGGTGTCACATGCAGTGTTCTTGTTTCACTTGGTATTAATCTTGTTCTTGTTTCTTGCTGTAGAATATTTATACGACTCTCTGAGTCAATTGAGTACACTCTGTAAGGATCTATGGCGAATCCTGCCGCTACACTCACTGTGGTAGTGAATGCATTAATGGTTACTCTAGGTAATAGAACTTTTTCTGATATGGCTATGATACCAGTTTGTGTGTCGATTGTGCTGACACCTCCCAGTATATCCACTGATGCGACATCAGCCATTGTGGTAGTAACTGTGATGTCTGAGTCTCCAAAGAATCCTACTTCACCTGCAGATGCTGTGGTTGTGATGGTTTGAATAATGTCAGCAGTGGCTGGATTGACTCTTCCACCTTGTGCTGTGGTTGTGGTTACCACAGATATATCAGATCCAGGTAATGATATCAGTTGTTCATCTGCTGTAACTGATGTGGTGGTTGTGATTGTAAGTGTTTCGCTGTAACCAGTTATAGCACTGGCAGATGTGGTTGTTGTGTTGTTAATTGTAGTCGCCCCCGTACGGACTACATCTGCATCGGAAGTGACTGTGGTTGAGAATGCTGTGATGGTTTCACCTTCTCGCTGTGCTTCTGCTGTGACTGTAAATGTAGCATCAGCGGATATGGCTAATTGATCTATGGTTAATATTCTGAATGCTGATGATGATAATGCTGTGGTGACTGCTATGTTGTCTGATGTGGCTGTGTTGATAACCAGCGGTTCAACCACACTGAATTGTTCCCATGTTTCCTGTATGGGTTCGTACCATGTGCCCATCTCGTCCCAAGAACGATCATTGGCTAATGCTGATTGTATGGTGGATTGAGCTGACTTAACTTTTTCAGCCGAGGCTGTGACTGAGGTAGTGCCTGAGATTGTGACACTACCTGTGTCGAAAGTGATTACTACATAACTGTCATCGACATAACCTTCATTGACATAGCGAATATCTGCCATTGTCTAACTCCGGTCGATTATGACATCGTGATCGTGATGCTGTTAACCGCAAATTGTAGGCTGTCTCCATCGTCCACTTGCTTAGCAGTCTGGAGGCTTCCGCCATAGTAAACTGTCCCTGCCGTTGAGGCGTCCATGATTCCTATGTGAGTAACTTCTCCGAATGAACCACCTGATGCTGTGAATGTTACAGCAGAACCTGTTGGGCCTTGTGATTGTCCACCGGATGCCGCTCCAAATGTAATTGCTTGACGAGAGTATCCAAAACCTGATACTTCGTTGGTTAAAGTGCCTTCTTCTAAATCTTCCAGAGTGCCTCCTGCAGAGTCTGGTGAAGTGAATAAGGCAAGATATAATGTAGATGCCGCTGTGAACGGTGCTGTACCGTATCGTAGCGAGTGATCTAAAAGCGAGTTCTCTAATGAATTACTTGCTGACATTTTGTTTTCTCCTTATAAGGTTGTTGTTTGTTGTTATAACAAGAATATTTATTAACTAATCTTTAGAAATAACATTGGTGGCAATTGATAATTGGTTAATCCACCTTGTTTGTCATCTAAATCTATATCTATTCTACACACAGTTTGTGATCCCAGTGTGAAATGTGTGTCAAATCCAAAGAAAATAGAAGTTGTCTGGGCGGCCTTTCTCTGACTGGTTGCCAACACAGCACCAGTGTGATCAATCAATCTGATTTGAATTTCGTCTGTGTCGTATGGAGCAGTTGCACCTGTTCCTGGAAATAAATTGCCCAAAGATTGAAGTACAAATATACCTGCTGGGATTGTGAGTGTGTTGGTGCTGGTAGTGATTGAACCACCACCTGATACTGTGAATGTGCTGTCATAATCTGAATGACCACCTGCTGAATCTTCATTCACTGTGCTGTCAAACACCACGATGTTTGCTTGGGCACCCACAGAACTGGTTGCTACCTGTTCCCATTTGCCTGATGATGTTGAATACTGTAAAAGATCTCCATCTGATGGAGATGCGATATTGAATGTGTCTATGATATCATTCACATTGTCTATGTTCTGCTTGATATCGATCCTTGCACTTGAAATCTGATCTGAACCCGCATCTACATTAAGAGTTGATGCTTTTGTTCCTGATGGCCATGTGGGCATTGTGTTTCTCCTTTTTTAATATTTATTATCCACCTTGTGGTCCATTTGCGGAAGATATGTCTGCACCTGATCCGTATTGTGTGACTGAATAAGGGAATGTTGTGGTGTCTCCACCTTTTGTGGCGAATGTTGAAGTGTTGCCTTGATGGAATATGAGTGGTTGTGCCAATCCTGATGCTGTGCCGTCTGTGCCCATATCAATTGATCCACCATCATAGAATTTTGCTCTTATGGTGCTGTCTGACAGATCATAGAACACATTGTCTATGAAAAATTGACTGATCTCAATGTCTGACACTCTGGTGTCACTAAATGCGTGTCCTGACAGGATTGATATCAATGACATATCATTTGCTGGCCACATATCTTTGGTGAAATCTTCTCTGCCTGAATTCACTGTGCGTGTGACACTGGCACCATCTATGTAAGAATGATTGGTGCTGGTGCTAGAATCTCTTGAGAACACGATATGATGCCATACTCCGTCGTCATATGTGCCTGAACCATATGTTGCGGAATATGTGCCCCACAGATAATCAGCGGCAAATCCAGCGGCAGGTTTTGAGAACACTCTGATTCTACCACCTTGATATTCTATACCAATATATGCCGTGAATGCTGTGTTTCGCGTATACATGATGATGGGTGCCGCATCTGACGCCATGCCTGATGGATGTCTGAACCAGAATGACACCGTGAGGTCTTGTGATGCTGATGAGTTGCTGGTCACCGTGCCGCTCAAGTAGTATGAATCCTGTGTGTCCAAAGCAGGTAAATCTGCCTTTAGAGATGGTGGATCATCTGTGATGTCAGTGCTTCCGTTTGTGCCATCACCATGTATCAATAGTTTTGTGTTAGAATCTGGTTGAAATGCCGCTGTTGGCACTGTGAATGATGCGCCTGAATATCTTGCTGAATCTGATTGTCTAAATTCATCTATATAACCTATGACTCCATATGGTCCACCTGTGAGATATGAACCTATCTTGTAATCGTTGTTGGTGAAATTCGTGCTGTTGGAAACACTGCTTAATTGTGTGCCATCTCTAAAAAATCTTAAAGTGCCTGATTCTCTAACAATGGCCAAATGATACCATTGTCCTGTGCTCATACCGTGACTGCCTGACATCAGCACAGTGTTGCCTGATCTCACTTTGAATGTGGTTGATGTGTCAAAGAATGCATTCAGTCTGCCTGATATTCCACTGCCTGTGTCTAAAAAATATCTGCCATATAAAGTGGTAAAATCTGTTGGATAATAGAAAAATTCTATAGTAAAGTCGCCTGAACCTATGTTTAGATATGTGTGATCAGGATCCACAGCATCATCTGTGCCATCAAACAATATACTTGATCCACCAAACTTTGATTGTGCTGTGCTGATTTGAGCATTACCTGACACAGTTATTGGCACTGACTCAGATGTTCTTGGATCAATTTCCTCTGCTTGACTCTTGCCCAGTGTGTTGATTCTAAATGCGCCTAATGGCATGGGTTCTCCTTAACTAAAATTAGTTGATAGTGAAGCAAAATAGTTGGTTCCATCGTAAAATACTGATATGATATCCCATTCTGATGCTCCTGTACTTAAAGTCTTTGTGCCACCAGCAAACTTCATCGTGGATGACAGTGTGTATGGACCTCCTGATGCAGGTTGTTGCACAATCAGTGTGAGTGATTGTCCTGCCGCTGGCGAATTGAATGCGTTGAATGTGATTGACCCTGTCAGTGTGATTCTCTGTACATTGCCGTTGGCCACATCTGGAGTTATTGTGCCTGTGGCTGAACCACCTGTGTAAACCGTTTCTGAATAATCTTTGAAATTGATCTGGCTTAATGTTTGATCACCACCCACCACTGGTTGATTGAGTGGATTTCTAAATGCGATGGTTTTTCCACCTGCTGAATCTGGT